CTTTCAGGAGGAAGGTATTGTCGTCCAGTGGTTGTTTCTTCCGGTTCTTGAAGATATGCCCCAACCCCGCCTGTACTAATTGTGTGTAAATCTTGTTGAAGATTTCTCGTATCTCCCTATCTACGTCGGCTCGGCATCCCCGGCGTACGGCGTTTCGCCAATCTTCGAGTGATCCCATAACTATCGCGAGCCTAGTGTCGCGAACCTGAGTCATAGATGTTGCAAATGGCGTGCCACTGGCTTCTAAAAGGTCAAGGAGCACGGATTCATGGGTCGCGATTAGAAAACCCACTTGGAATAGTTGTAATTGAGACTTGTTATATTCGGCTTTAGTGTACTGATCCTTAAAAGCCGCAAGGATGGCCAACGTATGAGCCGGGGGCGTAAGCTGGAGAGTGTGGGCGTCAGCCTGTGCCGAGACACTATAACCCAACCCTTTCCTCGCCAGAGGTAGAAGGGTTTCCAAGTCGAGCTTCGTCACGCTTATTAGAGCTACTCCCGACATGACAAACTCCAATTCCTAAAAGCCAGTAAACAGCAAACAAGTTCGATGAATACAATGTTCCAGAGGAAAATCTGAACGCCGTATAGTAGCCACAGAAAACTACCAGCAAAGATGCAAGCCCAACTGGCTCGGGCACTCCGGGCAGCCACGGCGTAACCACATATAATCAGGGCATTGCCAATCCACCCTAGCATCAGTCATACTCCACTTCGTCTAGGTCTGTATTTTCAAGGTTAAGTTTCTGCTTCAACTTCATCAGTAGGGCATAGTCTCTAGCAGTCGCTATGCCTTCACTGGTGAGTTGCTCACCCATCCCAAGAACTGTGTATGCTTCTGCTTCGCTTAACTTGATCTTCATTAGAAATTCCAGACTTCGATAAAACGTGCGGGCCAAGCTGCCACGTACTTGAGTATGAAAGCAGGTGACGCGCTGAAACACATCCCGAGCGCCATGGCGTCACTCAGAGCGCACAGACCGCCGCCAACGTAAACGCCAAATAAATAGTAAAGCAAGTTTTTCAATGTGTTCTCCGGTCTTCAAAGGTGTCATAGCCATCGTCGTCTATGTCGGAGATGATGCGAAATTGTGCCCGTCGCCCGGTGCGATCCGCTGAGTGAGCGCTCAAGTATTCATGCAAAGCATCCTCAGTGTCGAATAACGTGACCTTCAATCCGGGTCTTGTTACACTACAAGCCTGAGCGCACATTCCGCCTGGCCCGTCGTCAGTATAGACTAATGCTATCATACCGACACCTCACTAGGCACCAGGACTAAAGTATCGGTCAGCATTTTCTCAATGTCTGTAGCCCACCTATCTGGTAAAACGGTAGGGCGGGTAAATTTGGCGTTGCACTGCATATTTGAACACCAATAACTACCTGCGCGGGCGTCTTGCATAACAGTTTCTTCGCCGCAGCCGGGGCAAATATAAATTCCAGTCATCTGATTCCTTTGAGTAAAAGATTGGCGGGCGGGGACTTGTTATCCCCGCCCTACCAAGCTTGGATTAGCGAGCGCGCCCAGTGGCGGGCTCTTCGACTTTCTCCATGCCTTCATTCTCTTCCTTGGAGGCAGCAAACTTTTCCATTACCGCGACTACCTTATCCATAGGCGGTAGATTCGTGAAAGGCTCCGAGCATTTCACAGCTACGGGGACATGCCAACCATAATCCCCAGCCGTGGCGTAGCGGTTGCGGAGAGTCATAGGCAGTGGTCCACGCTCTGCCGTGGCCAGGAAGGCTACGACCTTGCCGGATTCGTTACGCGCTGACTTGTTGCCCATGAAATACTCATAGAACTCGCCAGTTGAGCGCTCGAATATGAGAAAAGAGGGGCCATACATACAGCCAGAATTGGGCTTACTCGCGGCATCCTTGATGCGGGCAAACTCGGGCTTGGTAGCGTCATAACAGGCAATAATGGCTTCCTTGTCATTCATATCCAGTGCCTTGGCACGAACCGCCAACGGTAGAAGGTCAATCTCAGGACCGAGATCGGTAATCTCTTCACCACCAGGTTGCGGGACTCCATACCTACCAGGGGCAATCTTCCCAGTATCAACGTACTTACCCTTGGTTACAAGCTGCAATCGCTGCAAGTAGTCGGCTCCCTTAGTAATCACGGCCAGTTCGTTGTCACCAACGAGATTCATTGCGGGTAGCTGATTGGCATTAAAAGGTACGAGGTCCAGTTTTTCATCACTCATTCTCAGTCTCCAGTTCTAGATTTGTTGATTCACGTAGTAGTTGATTTACGCAACTGTCTCAGTTTGTCTCTATTCGCTTTTCGTGTCTGTTGTCCCTCCAATATTTTACGGTGTCTGTTTAATAAGTCTTTTTGCTGTGTTGTTATACTAACAGGATCAAGATGCAAAATCCATGCCAAACAGGCATTCCATCCGTCTTTTGGCGATTTTGCATCAACTTTTGTGAGAACTTGCGGCATGGCTTCTGGATGAAAGTACTCCTTCTTAATGACTCGGAACGTTCGCAGGTAGGGGGTTGCTTCCCCAATTGATGCATAATAGTCGGCCATATTGCCATTTTTCACCGCTTCGCGGAAAGCTTTTCTCGCGATCTGGATAGTTTTACAAAATTCACGTCCTTGCAGGTAGCACGCCTGTTGCAGGAAGTCATCTTGTAGCTTGGGCGGCAAGGTGGCGAGGGCGTAAGCGTTTCGCAAAGTCATCTCGCCACGGGCCGTTGCTTTTGCGGCTTCCTTGGTGAGTTTTCGCAACGACAGTATATCTCGCATCCATGACGGGCTCTTATTTACTAGGTGACCTATTTGGGCAGCGGTGAAATCTGGGTTGGCATCTATAATTATTTCAAGCCGGGCAAGGTACTCTAACGGTTTTGTGGTTATCCCCACCGCGTTTGCTTGAACCTGGAATGTCAAGACCTCTGCATCTGTTAGTTCGCGTATAATACAAGGTAACTCGTCAACCTTCAAGCGACTGGCGATCTTGAACCGACAGTATCCATCAACGATCTCAAATACATTTCCCATTGGTCTGACTAGTAAGGAGCCAAGTACCCCAATAGAGTTGATCGAGTTATAGAGTTCCCGGTATTCGACGCTGCGCGGGTTAAGTTCGCGTAACAGGAAGCGACACTCGCGAAGCTGGTCGACGGGTATTTTACGGAAAGCGGTTCTCATACCGTTATAGTCGGCCATTTGGAGCTTTTTCTGCGCGGAAAATGAGTTTTATAGGAAAGTTTTTCTCTGGGTTGACCTTACAATCGCCATAACCGTTCAGGTCAAAGGCCGTTAACAAGAGTACCTGGAACGGAGTACCTCGGTAAGTTCAAGCAGGGTAAGGGGTTAGGAGATGGTAAATTTTACATCATTTTCCAGATATTGAGCTAAGTCTTTACAGTGGCGGAACTTGTGACGATTGAGGGAAAACAAATTAGTTACTGTACCAAGTCGGTAAAGGTTTATTTTATAAAGTAGTAATACGTTTTTCTATATGGCGATTGAGTTGGGCGAGTAACTGTACCTCTACGTCGACATTTTACGTAACTTCAAGCAGCATTTGAAGTTATAGCAATTCAACGCGAGCACTATAAAAATTGCAGTTTTCCTAAGTCCTTGCAGAGCAAGGACTTCCCGAGTTACTCTCAGTAGTTACTCCGTTACTTGCAACGGTTACTTCTCTTCGACCTGAACGGTTATAATAGTTGTAGAGGCCATCCTTTAGACAAACTTCCACACTATTATTGCTTTCCGCGCCGGAAAAGGCTGAATTGGCCTACTATAAGTAGTATGGAGACCACTATTACTGAGAACGATACCTGTTGGCACGCGACTTGCAGTTATAGTGCAGCGTGAAACAATACTTAACCTGGAGAAAAGTCATGCTACAAGGAATCTATCGCGGGACGCGTTCAAAGTTATATGGTGAAAAAGCCCTAGTGCAAGTCTACACTGACCATGTCACAGCCCAATTTGACCATTGGGAAACGGGCATGGCCTTTGGGTGGCATCGTTTCGAGTCAACAGACTTCGAGATACTGCCGAACCCATTTGCGGATGAACCCGTATGAAAACGATTGAACTAACACAAGGCAAAGTCGCATTAGTCGATGACTGCGACTATGCTTATTTGATGCAGTGGAAGTGGTATTACGGTCAAGGGTATGCTAAGCGGCGTAAAAAGAGTGCCCAGGTTTGCATGTATAAAGTCATCCTTGAGCGTATGGGCCATACACCGAGAAAACGCCTTAATGTCAGGTACAAGTTAGATTACCGCCGCGATATTCTTGTTCCGCCACTGGATTTATCGCCCGGCCCGAAAGAGATTCCATTAACCCAAGGCAAAGCAGCACTGGTTGATTTTGAGGATTATGAATATCTGATGCAGTGGAGCTGGTGCGCCTCGAACGGCTTTGCTGTCCGCAGCAAAGGGGGCAAGAATTTCCCGATGTATGTAGCCATTCTTGACCGTATGGGGTACAAGCCTAAACGGTACTTAAACCTCCAAGGAAAGTTTGATTATTGCCGAAGCAACCTTAACCCGCCACTCGATATGTCACCGGGGGAGAAGAAAATTCCCATCTCGGATGGCAGCTACGTTAGCGTCGATTTAGAAGATTATGCGTATCTTATGCAGTTTTCCTGGTCTGCTTCCGGTGGCTACCCTACTAGGAATGTTAATGGTAAAAAGTTAAAGATGCACCGGGAAATTCTTGCGCGGATGGGGTTTATTGATTTTCAAGATGGCGATCACCGTGACCGTGACCCATCTAATAATAGGCGTAAAAACCTCCGCCCCGCGACACGTCGCCAAAACATGATGAACCGCACCGCATACTTTGGATACTCTTCCGAATACAAAGGCGTCAGTTGGAACAAAGCTAGTCAGAAATGGCGAGCTTACATCAAACTGGATAGCAAGCAAAGACATTTAGGACTCCACGACAACGAAGAAGATGCCGCCCAAGCATACAACACAGCCGCCGAAGAACTATTTGGTGAATTTGCCAATCTGAATTCAATCCAAGAAATGCAAGTATAGCACAGCATGCCCGGTACAAATATAATACAAGCCGTTGACAATTTTCTTCACAGTCCGGAGGCCGCGCATCCGAATCCGGGGCTTATTGACCTCTTGTATTCCCAGCAAATCGAAACACAAATCCTTGCCTCGGCGGTTGGTGGTCAGCCCGTAGAGGATAAACGGAATACTTGGACTGATAGCAAGCAAACATGGAGCCACATACGTGTACCATATCAAGCCAACACCGTGCCCACGTTCTACGATAAAGAACTGACGTGGAGATTAGACCAACATGCAGCCCGTATCGGAATTACCGGATGGAATTGGGTCAATCGTGAATCCTATTCACTAGGCTACGATTTTGATGGAATCATTGGTCACGCCCCCGGCACTGGCATCTCAGACGACGCGTTAGCCGAAGTAAAGAGCAAGGCCATGTCACTTCCGTACGTGGATGTCGTCAAGTCCACAAGTGGCAACGGTCTCCACTTTCATGTGAGATTCGACCGAACCAACGCCCCTAAGACAGCAAACCATAATGAGCACGCTGCTCTCGCGAGAGCGGTTCTTGCAAAGATGAGCGCGGACGTCGGCTTCCAGTTTGGCAGTCACCTAGATGTTTGCGGATCGGTCCTATGGATATGGGCCGATGAAATGAATAAGGATAGTTTCGCGTGGGTGAGCAAGGCTAAAGTACCCCTATCTGCTGATGATATTCCTGCGAACTGGAAAGATCATCTGGACGTCGTTAAAGGCACAACTGCTAAGGTACGGGTGCGGGGCATCTCTGATGACGAACAAGACCCGCTCGACGATTTGACTTCCGCGCGCTCACGCGTGCCGCTTGATGATGTACATAAAGCAGTCATCGAGGAATTAGAGCAATCAGGTTATACGACTCTCTGGCTCCAGGATCATTATCTTCTGCAAACACATACTAGAGCCGTTAAAGACCTATGTGACAAGTGGGAGGTAGAAGGGCACCCAATAAAAGGCTTCTTTGATACGCTTGCCACTGGTACAGACAAGGGCAAACCTAATTGTTTCCTAATACCTAGTCCCGAAGGTTCGTTCCAAGTCTTTCGCTTTGGCAAAGGTGTAGCCGAGCATCCGCTATGGAAACAGGATGATAAGAGTTGGACAAACTGTGCGTTCAACAAACAGCCTACACTACCCGAAGCAGCATTGGCACTTGGCGGCGTAGAAGATGTCAAAGGAGGGTTCGTATTTCGCGAAGCCGAGCAAGCCAGGCAAAGTGTCGAGGCTATCGGTTCTAGCTTGACCTTGCCGGATGACAATGATTACACCGGGCGGGGCACGATGCTAAAGAAGCACAAAGATGGCCGCTTAATCGTCGAAATAGATAAAGACAAGGGCGACCGTGGTTTCTCCGACTGGCAAGAGAAGAAGGGCACTTGGGTTCGCATCTTCAATATCAATACTGACGTTGCCGGTAATGAACGAGACTACACTCAGTATGATAGCCTCGTTCGCTCGATCAAGACAGCCTCGAATGTAGATGCTGGCTGGTTTGTCAAAACGATCAGTGGTGAAGGCGTCTGGGTTCAGCACCCGCGCGAGAATGTAAAGAACGTTCTCAAAACCAAAGCCTTGGGTGGCCCCGAGGTAGATATTATCCTGGGCGAGTCGGTGCTTCGCCAATGGACGAAGGTTAATATGCCGTTTCACCCGGAGCATCCGGGAGGTCGGCAATGGAATATCGGGGCCGCTCAGTTGAAGTTCCTACCCGCCGATACCGTTTCGCCAGTGCATCCTCACTGGGATTTGGTTTTCGGGCATTGCGGAGAAGACTTGGATTCAATTGTCAAACGTCAGAAGTGGGCAAAAGACTGGGGCATCCAGACGGGGCAAGAATACCTCGTCGCGTGGCTTGCGTGCCTCATTCGAGAACCTTTCGAGCCGTTGCCTTATCTCTTTATGTATGGACCGCAAGAATCTGGGAAGTCGATCTTCCACGAAGCGATTAGTATTTTGACAACTGGAGGCGTTGTCAAGGCTGATAGGGCATTGACTAACCAAGGTGATTTCAATGGTGAATTAGCCAACGCCGTCTTAGGAGTCGTTGACGAAGTCAACATCGCGCAGCGTGGCCCAGCTGTCTACAACAAGATCAAAGAGTGGACAACAAGCCAGTTCATTAGCATCCACGCGAAAGGGTTGCAAGTCTACCAGCAGCGAAACTGTCTACACTTTATCCAAACAGCCAACGAGAAGGATGCTTGCCCGATTTTTCCTGGTGACACACGAATTACAATGATGCATGTCGCTTCACTGGAAAGGGAAATCCCTAAATATACCTTACTACAAAAGTTAGAAGAAGAAGCACCACATTTCATGGCAACTCTTATGGGTTTGTCACTTCCGGAATCAAATTCAAGATTGCGGATACCAGTTGTTGACACCCTTGGCAAGACGACTGCCCAAGCGACCAATCAAGACCCACTACAAGCTTTTCTTCAAGATGGCTGCTACCTTAACCCAGGCTCACTCGTGCTGGTCAAAGATTTTGTTGATCGGTTCCGCGACGGCCTAACGGACTATGAGAAAATAACCTGGACAAAGCCTAAGATACTCCAGAACATGCCTAAAGAGTGTCCAATGGGAAAAGGCACCGCTAACAAACGTTACTTTGGCAACATCACCCTTAACCCCCCTGAAAATCGTGACCAACCCCCGCTCTTCCTGAGCGACGGTCGCTTGAAAGTACGAAAATAAACTATGCTAACAATTGATATCTGTCGGTCTGTTGATAAGTGTGGGTCGGTCGTTACAGCCGAAGTAATTCACACTCTTGAGCGACCTAACATCCCCGCTGATATTGCTGAACTTATGGAATTAATTGACGGGGAATTCTATGTAATCTCAAACGATGGAGACGATGAATGTTCATTCTAGGGTTAGGCCATTATTCACGGACAGGGAAAGACACACTCGCCAACTATACGGCTCGCATACTACATGACCGTGGCTTTCGTGTCTTGAAGAGACCTTTAGCATGGAAGCTGAAACAGATCACCTATGAACTGTATGCATGGGCCGGGATGAAATCACCCGAACATTACGAAACATTAGAAGGAGCCAAGGACCGGGACATTGTTTTACCTGATTTAGGTATGACTCCCGTAGAAGTCTGGGTAGCGTTCGGCACCAAAGCTGTTAGAGACAATGTCTATGACAGGACTTGGCTCGACTACCTGTTAAATACAGATCATAACGCTGACGTACTTATAATCCCAGATGTCAGATTCAAGAATGAAGCTGACGCAATTTTATATGCAGGGGGCACACTAATCAAAGTCATTCGCCCCGGCTACGAACCACGAGATACCGTCGCTGACAAGGCATTACTTAACTATGAACATTGGGACCGTGTCGTCGGTCACTCAGGCAGGTTGGAAGAGTTGTTATTTTGGGCCAACAAACTAGCTGACTTTTACGAATCTGGTTTTCCACTACCTTACACTTACCACTACAAATAAACATGTCAGACACTAATACTCACGGCTTTGTTTCAGCAATCATTTGTGACTTAGTACAGTATCTAGACCAATCAGAGCCGCCTATAGTTATTGGTAAAGATTATTCCTCGGATCGTCTTTACGTTAGAATTGCGGATTTTTGCCGGGGGCGAAACATTAATTTGATTAAAGGCGACCTTCTCGTTTGGCTCCATGCTTGCGAGGCCGGTCATTTCAGACTTAGTGAAGAGCACAAACAAGAAGAGGACAACTAATGCCCGAAGAATGTTACATTCCCGAATCCTTAATCAACCTAAATGGCAACCTACTGTGCGCCGTCGATGTAGAGACGACCGGCCTGATTGCAGGTTGGCATGAGATAGTCCAGATAGCAGTTCAGCCCTTAGACTCCAATCTGGAGTTCGTGAAGGATATACTGCCATTCTATATGGACATCGCTCCAGAGTACCCAGAGCGAGCAAGCAAGAAATCCATGCAAGTCAACGGATTGTCACTTGAGAATTTGGTCAATAACTGCCCAGATCAATGGCGGGCCGCCGACCTACTTGATGAATGGTTCATCAATCTCAATTTACCATTTAGGAAAAGCATGGTGCCACTGGCCCATAATTGGGCGTTCGAGAAGGGTTTTCTCTCGAATTGGCTCGGCCCTGAAACGCACAATAGCTTGTTTCATCCGTTGGCCCGCGACTCGATGGCGTTCGCCATATCTATAAATGACGTGTCAAACTATCATGGGAAAGCTCAGCCTTTTGCCAGCGTGGCATTGGGGTCGATGTGTAAGAAGTTTAACATCGAGATAGAGAGGGCTCACGACGCACTATGTGACGCCAGGGCAGAGGCGCAGCTATACCGTGCCCTCTTGCGTGCGTTTAGCTAACGCAACTCGGTCCTTACGCTTGCCGGGCCGCGCACGAGCCTCAGCAGCCCGTGCGGACCTTATAGGTGGGAGTCCAAGCAATGATCGCCTGACTCGCCGGGCAGCGGCCTTTTCCGCACAATCAGTGCATCGTGCCATAGTTCTATCTTTCTAAAAGAGAGGTAACCAAGACTAGCTAACGCAGGAGGAGCTACTTGCTAGTCTCGGCTACCATGAACCAATAGGACACTTTGATACTTGGAATTTAATCTTGAGACTTATAAAGCACCCACAAACCATGCATCGCGTACCTGTGTAGTGTTGACACTCTTCACAAATTCCCACCCGCTTCTCTTTCAAATCTTCAGTTGCTAAGCGAGGGTTCCGTGCAATATTCGCAACCGAGCTAGCAAGTTCAACTACACCACTATGTTTGCGTTTGGGGCAGGTTTGACATATTTTCTTTGTAACTGCTATTTTACGCTTTAAGCAGTATTTCTCAATATCAAATTCCCTCAAGTAAGTGCATTTCATTACGTCGGCCTCGTGTAGTCTGGTGCCGGGAACACTTCCAATGACAGTTGCCAAACATCGTCATGCCCCTCGCACCCCTCTTCTTGCATCCAACCGTACCAAATCCAGTGGGAATAATATCGCATCGGCGTCCGGTAACTATCTTCCTTACCGAAGCAAGGTTTCCCTGGAAACTTCCAGGCATAGCAGCTACAATCTGTTTGAAATGAATGCCTCGATTCACAACAAGTTCTTTTTATGACGCTCGCGAGTTCAGTCCGGTTATATCGGTACGGATAACCCCCCGGTGAAAAGCTCCCAGTGGTCGTCCATGTAAGTGTATGCCCCACAAGGTGCTGATAGTATTTCCACTTTGGAAATGGGTACCCACTCGGTTTTTTCTCTGAATCCTCATAATGATCCCCCCAAGGCTCGTGCATCGTCGGAAACAAAGTGTGTGGCTGTATATCAGTCGGGAGTAGTATTAAGCGGTCGTCCTGCAATCTCCACCATGTTTGAGCTTCTTCATCCCACGCCTCTCGCTGTACTTGCCGCTCTATTTTTTTGTCTTCTATTTCTGCTTCTTTTTCCGCTATCTCTTGCGTCTTTTCATCAAACTCCCCCTGCCAACGCTCCAGTTCCTCCGTCCAGTAGTCAACCCACGCTTGCTTGGATGCCACATTAGCCTCTTCCGCATTACAAGCTGGTCCCGGCCCTATACTGCAAATAATGTCCCTTTGACGCTTAGCCTCGGCTAATTGTGTCTCAGCCATGGGCAAGCTAGTTTCGGCGCTTGTAAGATAAATTGTAATATTTCTTAATTCACTCTCAAGCGTCTCAATCTCTTCTCGCAGGTGATAAATACCCCAACTCAACACCCAATACGCGTTGTGGTAAATCACTATTTTATCCCTTGAAATTTTGATTGCGGCAACTACCACTGAGTTATCCGGCGCTTCATAGACCGGACTGAGGCAACCCCAATAGTAACATCCACAAACGCAGATCTCTGCCTCGCCTGGGCAAGGTTGCCCAAACGCCGTGCTGGCAAGACTACAATCAACAATCACTTTACCATAGCTACCTAAATCATAGATGGTTTCCTCGGGGGTACAGGCGCACCAACCTACAGCAATCGCAGCTTCTATTGGGTCTAGCAGATCAGATTGCGACCAGAGTTGATCTTCATTCAAGTCGTCAAATTCATTCTCAGGGCATATCTCTATTAACTTGTCGTGGACCTCAGTAATATCTGTCTTTGTCCAGATATGATTGGCTGATACTTCATCCAAAGGATCAACAGCCGTACACCCATCATCTGGATTTGCAGCTAGATCGTTGACCTCCTGAATGACATCTTCATTCCAATTGGCCCGTGTGTATGGAGTTTCACTCATTTGTTAACCTTAATCTTGTAAGAAGGCAGTTCCAGCGCCCCACTTTTCACCTTCAGTGTCATACTTGAAGTCAAATACCTTGTGGGTGTCGGGCGACCCAGTTTCGGCAAACAACGCCGACGTCCTGATACATATAGCCGCTTGCCCTTCGCTTATTGCCAGAACGTCACTAAGATACTCTACTTGATCTTCTGTGCTTGTTGAGATTACTTGCGTCTTGTTCAAGTTGATTTGGAAGACATCCTTTGGCAAATCCGTAATTTCCGGGTCTTCTACCTCTTGCACGGCGGCCAGTTGTGTGTTGATATATGGTTTGCTACTGATCGTTAACGTGCCCGCGACAGTGGGGATATTCAAACTCTTAGGGATAAAACCAACGTCCGATGGATTCCTGTCACCGTAATCAGCGTTAGGGCCGAAAACAATGTTAGGCCCACCAATAAAGATTACTTCGCCGTCTCCTATAGTAGATGTGTCTCCAACAGGTAACTCCCCCTCTGCTCCCGCACCAATTCCATCTCCTCCAGCTAGACCGAGATCAATCTCGGCGTCCGTTGGGAAGGTATAATCTGCACTCACCTGCGCGGGCCAAGCAAAATCGTAGACCTCCAAGCTGCCAGACTTTACTGGCAGCCAACATTCCATTGATATTGTCTGATCGGCGGAATTGAAGTTAGCTTGCTGAATCAACGCGGTAACCGCAGTACTGGCAACGTAAGATTGTTGAAAACTAAGTGTCACCGGATCAAAGGTCTCCAAGTTCAACTTGTTTAAGAAAGTCTCAAACTTGATATGCTTCCAGGAGTTCGCCTTACGTATTAGCCAAAAAGTCGCTACTTTCAGTATTATATCTGGCTGATTGTAAATGTAGAAATTGTATGTCTCTTCCTGAATTCCGTACTTTTTCACATTGTGCCGTAAGATTATTTTGTTCGGCTTCTCTTGAGCCCCGCTAATTTGCCATTCGGCCGTGTACTTTGTAACAATCTTTTCCGTTGATGAGATTGAAACCTCAATACTTTGAGTCTTTATGTCTTGCTCAGAGATCGTGTCAACGCCTACTGGCTCTTTCGCCAAGTATTTGAGATAAAAGATTCCGTTGCTTAGATATAAGCCGCAGCGAGCCTGGAAGGCAATTTCTTGAAGAACATTGACAATGTTCTTACGGTCTAAGTAAGCAAAATTTGCTGGAAAGGCGAGCAAGTCCAGCGACGTTTCGGTAAAGGTGTCTACATCATAGCTCAAGTCAGTGTAAGTTTGGATCAAGTAAATGAGAATGTCTACAATGTTTGGCCCAATACTAGACTCAAACGTCACATAAACTTCGTCACTCCACTCTTGATCGGGAATAGCACTAAGTACACTTGAGAATGTAATCTGGACAGCCTGAATAGTTCCATACGTTTTAGTCTCAATTTCATATAAACTGTCTGGTACATCTATTAGCTTCTTCAACCCATCAAAATTCTTGAACGCTTTAACACTTAAAACTGTACCGGGGATAATACTTGCGACATACGTGACTGGAAATGAGTACGTCACAGTCGAGCCAGCATCATTCCATGATTGCTTCACTGCAATATTTGTTTTGGCGGCCGATGGGTTTATCCGCGAGTAGGCTGCATCGCGCCCATAGATTAGAAACCCTTTTGTTGTTATAGTGTCACTCGACATCCCACCATCACCATCGCCCATAGGAACCTTGGTCTGGTAGAAGTACTCCTGGTTTGGTTTGAATTCTTCTTGTTGCGGTGTATAACTCTCTTCCTGGATTATCTCCGTTTCCAAAGTAATGTTTGAGCGCGAATGTATGGTGAAAGTGTCGCTATCGCCATCAAACTGTCCCGTATATTTATTACTGCCTGACCCAATAGTAATTTCCCCGCGTGGGAAGTCCTCACCCCCTAAAATTCTTACGCTGCTAGGCCCCGCGCCAGTATCTTGCGCACTCTCAACTGTCTCAGCATAATTCTCCCAGGACTCTGTAGTTGCCCGGCCATGAGCCGCAAAAGTATCACTGATTTGTTGCTGAATGGCACTTTCTTTGTCTAGAAATGCCGCCCGCTGAACAGGGTCACTAGACGACGATGCTACCCGTCCGACGTGCATATATTGTTGGTTGATTGACGAAATATCCGGCTCTCGTGGGGGCACCCATCCATCATGGGAGCCCATCAGAGATGGTGTAAATCCTGCTGCTGATGACCCAGTGGCGACTACGCCTACACCTTCAAGCAACGTGCCAGTAATCGCCTTGGTTATTTGAACACATGGGACATCGACCGCTGTACCAAAGATCATTGGCCATGGTTGTCCAATCAAGTCATTTGGGATGAATGGGAATTGTCCTTCTTCAGGTGAAAAGCCTATTTCCTTATCTTCAAGCTGCGAGATCACACTGAAGGAAATTGTTCGAGCGCCTTCGCTCCAAGTAATTGGGGTATTGATTTTACCTCTGAACAGTAGAAACTTGTCAGTGATCGCAAGTCCTTTGAACCACTGATAAACCCAAACGTCTCGTTTATGGATGTCAGTTTCATCCATGATTGTTTTGATAAGGCCGTCAGTATCGTCAAGCGTGATACTCAATTCTTGTGAACTTGCACTATCTGAGATACTCACAACGTTATCAAGGTCCGAGACCTCTAAGATTTGTCCGGAGATACCTTCCACCGAGGCATCAGCGTACTCGAAGATCGCGCCATCAATAGCCCATTGAACTTCAATGATCGTTACTGGCTCGGTGCCCAACTTCGTAGTAATCTCAGCCAAGGCATTTGCTGTTAGAGTGCGCATTCTTCAAACTCCAATTGGATTAGCTGTTGCTCGCCGATCTTTGTGTCAAACTCAAACGGATTATTCATTAAGTACACGTTCCACTTTACATCGAGGTGGTCAGTCAACCTTATTCTTGAGCGGTAGTATACAAGGCAAAACGCCCGCAACTCTAATCCTTTCAAACGGTCTATTTGAAACTGCATTGTCAACTTACGCCGATCATCTTTTGATTTGACGTAAGTGAAAAGGCCACCAACCATTGTTCGGTGCTGGCTCAGTTCAGAGACCAGAGCCTCGCTGTCACTAAACGCGGGGTTTGGCAACAGCGTGGTCGTTTCAACAGCCGGAACTGGGGCTTCAAGCTTTATCATACATTAGCCATTGTGGTAAAGTTTTCATAATAAACTATAGCCCGCACGACGCCGCCAGCAATGAATGTTTTAGCAGCGTCACAAGTTACTTGGATATCTACCTCACCACTCGTGATGTCCGTTGCGGCGTTGGCATCGAACATTTGATTGTGCTTCGTATTTTGAGCAAAGGCCAACCCAGTGCCTATCTGTTGAGTTGCCCCTGTAAGGTAGGCAGCCGTCCAGGCTACGCCACCGTCACTAGATGTCAAGGCAGTGTCAACTCGCAACTGGCAACCTAGTATCCTTGAGCCAGTGGGGACGTTTACTTGAATATCAAACGTCGTGTTTGCCGTAGCTACCCCCACTGCTTCTGAGATGCGGCGGTTGAATCCACCTAATGTTATCATCTGGCTAACATCCCCGGTGAAGACAGTGTTACCAGTACCCGCTACACGGGGGTCGACTAGAAGGTCTACCCCATCATATGTGATAGACGCATCATCGCCGGCCCCTAAGTATAGTTTATCGTTATCCTGAGTAATTTTCACATCGTTATCAAAACGATGAGCAGTCGTGGCCCCGTAATCCATAAAACCATCAGCAAGTGAATCAATATACTCGTTTTGATCCGTCTGAGTGAATGAGACTTTATTTATAGTTTGAATAACACCATCATGCTCAATTACGAGCGCCTCTTTCAGCGCAATGGTATTGTTTGTCACATTCTGAAATACCCATTTATTCCCTCGCGCCGCGACGGTCCAATTCTGAGTAGCAATAACATCAATTTCACCAGCGCCAGCATAAGAGGTTCCGTACCCATCTGCCAAAAAGGAGAAAATATAGTCTCCGCTTTGAACGGCAAGGGGGGTAGCTTTAGTTCCACGCGAACGTGTTCCCCTAAACATTGAACGCGCGGCAGCCGTGTTGCTATTTACTTGCATCTTCCATTCCAGAAAGGAATTGCTGTACATTCGCATTCCTTCTGTGCCCGCGCCAGTAGCATTCATATCCACCAGATACTCACAGTTAGCAGTTCCGACTCCAATATTTCCTGTAAAGGAAGTATTTCCCGAGCCTACTGCGCGAGGATTGATTAGTAGATCGGTTCCATTGTACGTGAGGGAAGCATCATCACCGGCTCCGAAGTAGAGCTTGTCTGTATCGCTTGTGATTTTCACGTCTGCGAGGAAGCGGTGAGCGGTTGTGGCCCCGTAATCAACAAAGCCGTCGTTGAGCGAATCAATATACTCATTGCCGTCAACCTGCGTGAATTGGACTTTATCAGTTGCTAGAATCTTACCCGTGTTAGTGATCGTGGTCCCTACTAACTGTACAGTGTCAGTTGCACAGACTGTGTTTCCGGTAATTATTAGCTCACTGCCGTTAAATGTTACTGTTGCATCGTCACCGGCCCCAAAGTAGAGCTTGTCTGTATCGCTTGTGATTTTCACGTCTGCAAGGAAGCGGTGAGCGGTTGTTGCCCCATAATCAACGAAGCCGTCGTTGAGCGAATCAATATACTCATTGCCGTCAACCTGCGTGAATTGGACTTTATCAGTTGCTAGAATCTTACCTGTGTTAGTGATCGTGGTCCCTACTAACTGTACAGTGTCAGTTGCACAGACTGTGTTTCCAGTAATTATTAGTTCGCTACCATTAAATGTTACTGTTGCGTCATCCCCGGCTCCGAAGTAGAGCTTGTCTGTATCACTTGTGAGCTTCACGTCTGCGAGGAAGCGGTGAGCCGTTGTGGCTCCATAATCCATGAAGCCATCAGCTAGCGAATCAATATACTCATCGCCGTCCGTCTGCGTGAATTGAACTTTGTCAGTTGCTAGAATCTTACCATCCACTTGGACTGTTGCACCAATCAACGTCATTGTGTCATTTATGTTATCTTCATTCGCTTTGATATTCAAGGAGCTACCGTCAAACTCGATATATGCATCTTCTGAGTCACCAAAGTAAATTTTCTGGTTATCTGTACGTAAATTAACGTTACCACCCTCGAACCTAAATTCTCCGGCAACAATTGTTTGAACGGCATTACTTCCGTCCCACTGCAATTGCCAATCAGTAGACACTGCCCCTAATGAGATGAATTTACTGTCACTGGGTACGTACAGATCGCCATGAATCTTAACAATGTCGGTGTTAAAGTCACCATAAATCAAAGGCTTTGTGGTGTCAGTGTTAGAGATATACAGCTTATCACTGCCCATTTCAGCGCGACCCGCCATATGTCCAAGACAAACATTGTCGTTCCCCTGAATGGCTTGCCCAGCCCGAGTTCCAATACAAACGTTCCTGTCGCCAGCAGTATTTGTAAACAGTACTTCGTCGCCGATTGCCACGTTGTAATTACCGGTGATGCAGTTTTGCTGGCTTGCGTAGCCTATAGCAAGGTTTCGATTCCCAGTAGTGTTGTCTTGGAGGGCGAGCGGCCCGACCACAACATTACTGTCGCCAGTTGTAGTAGAGTTAAACGAATCAATACCAAAAACCGTATTGTATCTTCCTTCCGACCCCCCAGCATGGGTTAATGCACCACCGCCGTCGCCGACAATAAGAGTCCAAGCGAAGTCGACCTGATCTGGCTGATAAATTACTTGAGTACCATCAAATGTGACTGTCTCATTAAAATCGGCTGCCGCGATGCCATCCCAATGTATTTGGTGCCAGACAGCGGCCCCCAGGGCGTCGTCCACACAAATGAATAAACCATTATCCATAGTGTTTAGCCACTTTGAATACTGATATAACTTGCCATTACCTGCGGTATTTGAACTGTCATCATTGACTGTTGGGTCAAACGCAGCCGAAAGGATAGGCCCGCTTCGATTTGCTAGCTCACTGAAGTCGTCATTCAATACCACGCCAGCAGGGCCAGTAGGTATACCGTTGTAAATATTTAAGCCACGATAATCTGTAAACGCCATCTTGCTCTCCTATACAAAGCGATCTTATGCAAAGCGATCTTATGCGAAGCGATCCCATTCAAAGGTACTGAACGTACCCCATTCGGCTTCTGTAAATGCTTCCCAAGTCAGAAGCGGGTGCGAACCAGTACTTACAAACAGTATCGGGCTTTCAGCTTCTCTATTAAGTAATGCCCACCGTGTCGCGTCGGTTGTTATTGCTAGGATATTTCCTTCTGGCGCTGCCGGAACGAATACTCTCGTAACAGCATTAACAAAGACAACAGTGTCTTCAACGGACTGATTGAGGTATACTAGCTCCGCGTCTATCTCAAATGTTATGGAGTTATTATCTTTACTGTTACGGATGAGAGGTGTCTCAGGGTTAGTGATAACACCTTTCCACTCTCTTCCTTCCCAGTCACGAACTCCGATCTGTTTACCTAAAGATGCCGTAACAAATGCCAAACCAGCTTGGGTTTCAGCTTCATATAACCCATAAAATTCAAGGACCATTGTCTGAGTTTGTGGCCACATTGGGTCCGCAAAAACAACCATCCTACCACCGCGTGTCTCTCTGTTAATCCGTTGAAAACTTAGTTTGTCCTTGTTTCCTAGTTCTGGCCCCCGCAAAGTCAAAGTTTCCGTTGGAGCAATTAGCGGATATGTTAATTGCACGTTGTTGTGAGTGACTAGTGTTGGCGCGGTTGGAGCGGGGGCGGTGGGAGCGTCGGGGTCTTCATTAGTACCAATGAATGGTGAATACGTACATAAAACACCTTCTCGATAAAGCTCAAAGGTCAACGCTTGATAAATGGCTATTGTACTTTCCGCCTCAGGAACATACACGCCAATATTAGTAGCAACTTGACTAAACGTAATTGTGCTGCTTACGGGCTTTGTGTTTGTAGGCGTAGCATCCTGAACAAATGTCAATGTCTGACTCACATCTTCAAAGAACGATAGCCTGCCTTCCTGTACAAATGATATGAAGTTTCCAGCATCCCCCAACAGAGCGGACGCCTTCGCGTGTCCGACCACTGTTACTTGCTGGAATGTAATAGGGCTTGCTACTGTTTTTGTGCCTTCTAGTAAGATGGTAGCTTCTTGTCTCAGTCCAATATCTGTGAGTGTCCAAGTATACTCATCGTCGTCCCAAACATACTCTGTTTCCGTTATATTGTTGGTCGCGGCTTTCCAGTATGTGTATGTCCCACCTACCACATGCTCAAATACTAGCTCGCTTGAGCCTGTCAAGTGTCGAGGATACCAAAGTTCAACCCCCTGCTCAAAGGAAATCTCGGAAGTAAGTTTCGGTGAGTTAAACTCAATGGTCCCATTGCATGTATTTACAAAGTATACTTGACTGACTGGACTGCGATGTGGGTAGTTTGCATCCACAGCGTCTATAAAAGTTATTGTTGAAGATGCCTCAACGGTGATCGGACCACTATAAACTAGGCTAGAGGCAAATGTAAATTCACTCGTGGCAGAATGAATTAAGTCATCGCCAATGCGCGCTAACTGTGCAAAAGTAATAGCACTTTCTAAGGATTTGCTTATTGGCCCTAGCGTCGTGACAGTCTGAGTAAAGGCGATTGGACTCTCGGCGTCGAGAAACCATGTGCCCGCTTCGGCTAGAACTTCGACACTTTGCCGACTAATCCTAAGCGCGCCATCGCCAGCCGCCAAGATTTCAACAGCCTGGCGGCTAACTCTAGCTTTTCCATCCCCAGCCGCTAAGATTTCAGCGGCTTGGCGCGATGCTCGCAGAACCATGTTTAACCTACTTCTATACCAAACCTTGCGGCATTAACACCAGTTTCCGTCCAAGCGATAGCAGTATTAGGGTCAGTCTCGCTAACCATTGTCCGCGTAACATAGTTAGTAGTCCCAATGGCTTCGGGCGCACTTTCATCCCCTACGCCGCCCGAGGAAATGTGTGTAATAACATCAAAGTTACTGGCATCAGTTTCGCGACATTCAGTTTTAATTTGCAACCCATGGATGCCGCCTAAACCTCCCGTCATACTTTCATAATCATACAAATCCATACGTCCCGAGGTACTGTCTTCCACGTAAGAAGTGTCATCATCGCAAGGATTCTCGTCTACGTTTTCAAAGTGATTAGCACTTGGAGATGATGTCCCAAAGTTACTGATGGCAGTTGCCCCATTGGGGAGGATACCAACCACTCGGCTATTGCCAAGAAAATCATTGTTAAGCGTACCGGTTGAATCGCAGACGTAGATATCATCCCAAGTTGGGAAATTATTTACATCTGTGTCAAATTGAACCTTGTCGTGATAAGCATTTGCACCGGCTTGGGTGTCCACGCCAGCGGCACTGAGAATATTCACGCCACCCAATCTGAGTTCATAAGTACCAGCCGCATTATCACAAGTTACCTGTAACTCCATGTAATACCAAGTACTTGCCAGGATTACTGCGGCAGAAGTCCCTAAAATCACGGCAGCACGCTTCAACACAATTTCCCCCGCCAATGATAATCGTAGGCTTATCCCTAACGTAGCCCCGTCATAGAGTTTTAAGAAGGTCGGCGAACTAAGCAGAGACGGGAATTTAACTGCAAAGCCAACAGTTAATGTTGAATCGGTAGTTACATTTGTAGCTGCAAATGCACAACCAGCGTTACCAAACTCAAGACTATACCCCCCTAATCTACCAGTTTCAATATCAAATTTGTCTTCGCCACTGACATTATAATACCGCCCCATCACCCCAGTGGGCTGGGGCGCGGCACCTGTTCCGGTTCCGTAGTTTTCAAAGCCTTCAACAAGTAGCAACATAGCATTGCTCCTTAGCAGCTAACGGTGTAAGTTACTTTCAGTTGGTCGCCAAGTACGACTGCAACGTCGCCACTGCTAAACAAGGCGGTCGCCCAAAGCATCCCGTCAGCGGCGTGGTCGCCCTTAGTATCGGCGGCGGCCCCGAGGCCGCAGCAGAAAATACCTTTGACAGTCCCACCGACGGTAATGTCGTAGATGCTTGCCGTTAC